TTATTTAAAGTGGCAATATTTCTCAGATCAGCCATATTTTAAAGTAGAGGCAAAAATTACTTAAAACCAAAAATTGGTAGAAACAAAAGGCAAAAGTTAATACACTATAAGACTATCTAATAGACTGGGAGGTTTATTATGAAGATAATGTTAACTTTTTTTGTGATAGCTGTAGCTACTATGATAAGTCACAATTGCAAAGGCGATGAGGTTAATTGTTTAGCTCTTAATATATATCATGAAGCTAGGAATCAACCTACAGTTGGCAAACTTGCAGTAGCAATGGTTACTATAAATAGGGTAAAAGACGAAAGATTTCCAAACACAATATGTGGCGTAGTTCTTCAAGGAATGTACAGAAACAATCAGCCAATAAAAAATAAATGTCAGTTTAGTTGGTGGTGCGATGGTAAATCAGACAAACCAAAAGATTTGCAATCTTGGGAATATTCGTTACAGTTGGCTAAGTCTATACATGAAGGGCATTTAGATAATATAGATTTAGTAAAAGATGCCACACATTATCATGCAATTTATGTTAGACCTTATTGGGTTTACGCCAAGCGTAAGGTAAGGATAATTGCTGATCATGTCTTCTACAGTTGGGAAAAATAAATTCGACTTCTGTAAACAATGTGGCACTAGACTGCGAGTTGTTGAAAAAAGATATGCCCCTAGATCATGTACAGAATGTCTAAAAACAGACAATCTTCCTAATTATGAGTTTACTAAAGCTTGTAAGGATGCATTGAACCCAAATAGTGACGAAACAGATGGAGGTCATGTATTTGAGGATGACCCCAAAGCAATCAATGAAATAGAGTATGGCAAAGTTATAAAACAATCAGTTGGATATGTTTATGCTGAAAGCCCTATGGCTGAACCAATTGTAGATATAAAAAAATAATATTTGGCTTTTATTCTATATCAGCTATTATGGTTGGTATGAATAGAGCATCATTTCCATCACTAATGACAAAGGGAGACAAAAAAATGAAAATGTATGGCAAAAAAGCTAAGAAAAAAGTTGTCAAGAAAAAAGGTAAGAAGTATGGAAAAAAGTAAAGATGTAGAGATTTTAGTTACTGGCGTCTCTATGTCTGGAGAGGTAAAACTAAATGAACACAATCGAACTACTGAAGAGAATAAAGAACAACCTACGAGAACAGAAATCTGCGATAGCAGAGAAGATGATTGAGGGAAGAGAAACAGACTTTCAATCATACCAAAAAGACGTTGGGATAGCACAGGGACTTGAAGACGCTTGTGCTATTATCGACAAAACATTAACTGATTTAGATCAAGGAGATGAATAAACATGTCTCATCAACATGACATAGCAAAGCTATACACCGATGAAGAGTCAAAGGCTACAATCGGTTCACACCAACTACCAATACCAATGGGTTGGAAAATCTTAATACAACCAAACCAAGCCAAACAAAAAACCAAAAGTGGTATAATACTCCCAGAAAAAGCAAAAGAAAACGAAGCATATCTTACTGCTCATGGGATTGTTGCAGCTATTGGAGAGCTTGCCTATAGAGAAAGAGAAAGTGGAGCAAGTTGGCGTATTTATAACAAGCCAAAAGTAGGCGATAGAGTTACTTATGGTAAATATGCTGGACAAAAGCTTACGATTAATGGCGTAAGATTTCTCTTATTAAATGACGATGAAGTTACAAGTATACTGCCTGATGGCGTAGACGTAACAGCTTATGTATAGGGAGATTGTATTATGAGCGAAAATTCCAATCCTATCGAAGAGATAGAAAAAGAAATCGAAGAAACAAGGCGTAAAGCTAAAGGTGACGATTTTGAGATAGAAATAGCTGAAGACAAAGAAGTTGAAGCTGAAGCTCAAGCTGAAGAAGGCGAAGGGGTCAGTAAAACCAAAGAAGACAAAGCTAAAGAGTATAGCGAAGCAGTGCAAGCTAGACTTAATAAAATGTCTGCTCAAAGGCGACAAGCTGAACTTCAAGCTAAAAAATACCAAGAAGAAACTGCAGAACTTAAGGCTAGGCTTGCAAGGTTAGAAAGTCATACAAACAGGCAACAAAGCGATAGGTTACAAAGTGACTTCGACAGACGCTATGCTTTAACAAAGGAAGCTTTGAAAAAAGCAGTTGAAGAGGGCGATACTGATGCACAAGTAAGTTTTTCTGAGCAATTAGCTGATATGAGAGCAGCTATAAGAGTAAGCGAAATGCAAAATCAATTTAGGCAACAACAGCAAACACAATCGCCTACAGTTGGAAGAGCACAGCAAGCTGCAGTTAACCCAGCACCACCTAAAGCTATGAATTGGTGGCAACAAAACCAATGGTTTAATGCACAAGGTTATGAAAGAGAAACGGCAGCAGCTAGAGCTATAGACGTTCAACTAGACTTGGAAGGCTACGACAAGAACTCAGACGATTATTACAATCAATTAAATAGTCGTTTACAAAAGGTCTTTCCAGAGTTAGTATCAAGTAACGACCAAAGTATGAAGAGTAAGAGTAGAAAGATAGTAACACCAACTACGGGTGGCTCAACGTACAGAGGTAACAGGGTTCGCATGACGCAGGATCAGTTACGAATGGCTAGAGAGCTTGGAATTAATGATGAAGCTGGACTTAGAAAGTACGCTTCAGAAATACAGAAAAGTCAAAGGAGTTAATCATGGCTGAAAATAGAAATGTAAGAGCAAGTGAAACCCGAACTGGTGTTCGAGACGAGGAGTCAAGACCTCAGACACATTGGACACCACCAGCGTTGTTGGATGCACCAGAACCGAGACCTGGTTATGTTCAACGATGGGTAGCTACCTCGATTCAGGGGAAGGACACACCTGACAATGTATTCAAGAGAATGCGTGAAGGGTGGGAAGCTCGCCCTGCTAGTACTGTGAAAAGTAAGTTGTTCCCAACTATAAATCATGGACAGTGGGAAGGTTGTATTGGAATTGAAGGAATGTTGTTATGCGAAATGCCTGAAGAGAGACATAAGCAGATGAAAGCTTATTACTCTAATAGGAACGTAGAGCAAAACGAATCACTTGCAGGCGACCTTGATGCATTAGGGCAAAGAACTGGACAACGAATCTATCAAGAGAGGAAGAGTTCAGTTAGTGGTGGCAGACAAGTGTCTGCTATGGAAGACTAACTATTTAACTAGGAGATAAAAAATGGCAAATGTTGATGCTGCTTTTGGGTTTGTACCCGTACGTCATCTTAGTGGTAATGGTTACTCTCGTGCAAATGTATATACAATTACTTCGGGTTTAGCTGAGAACATCTTTACTGGTGATCTATGCATAATCACTGCAGATGGGGTAATAACACCTCACACTGCCACAGAAGTTAATAATATAGGCGTTTTCGCAGGAGTATCTTACACTGCTTCAGATGGCTCTTATGTTTATTCACAATACTGGCCGTCAGGAACTGTAGCTACAGATATAAAAGCTTACGTTTATGATGATCCTTATACTGTGTTTAAAGTTCAATCTGCAGGAACTACTGCTCAGACAAACATTGGTAACTGTGCTGATGTCGTGGCTGGTGCTGGTTCTACAACCACTGGACAATCTGGATTTGAAATATCAGGAACTATGGCAGCAGATGCTGCAACCGCTAAGATCATAGCTCTATATGATGCTCCAGACAATGCCTTTGGTGCGAATGCAATCATGGAAGTTCTTATCAATGAGCACTTGCTCAAAGATAGTGCTGGAATATAAGGGAGATTTAAACAATGGCAATGAATAGAGCACAATTTGCAAAAATGCTTGAGCCTGGTTTGAATACCTTGTTCGGCTTAGAATATGATAGTTACCCACCAGAGTATGCACGAGTATTTGAAAGCAACACATCTCAAAAAGCATTTGAAGAAGATGTATTGTTGACAGGTTTTGGTGCAGCTCCAACTAAAGACGAAGGTGCAAGCGTAAGTTACGATAGTGCATCACAACAGTGGACTGCTAGATATCAGCATGAAACTATTGCTTTAGCTTTCTCAGTTACTGAAGAAGCTGAAGAAGATGGTCTTTATGGGTCAATCGCATCTCGTTATACTAAAGCACTAGCTAGGTCTATGGCTTCTACTAAAGAAATCAAAGCGGCTAATGTTTTAAATAACGCAACTTCAACAAATGGTGGAGATGGTACTACACTTTTAAGTACAACTCACCCAACTCAAAATGGTAACCAAAGTAACACTTTAGCTACTGCGGCTGATTTATCAGAGACATCTTTAGAGAGTATCTTGATAAACATTGCAGATATGAAGGATGACAGAGGATTAAGAATTGCTGCACAAGGCACAATGCTTATTATCCCAACTGCTTATACTTTCGTAGCTGAAAGATTACTTGAGAGCCAGTTAAGAACAGGAACTGCTGATAACGATCTCAACGCTATCAAGTCTGGTGGATACTTACCACAAGGCTATCATGTGATGAGAAGATTAACAGACAGTGACGCATTCTTTGTTAAGACTGATGTTCCTGATGGACTTAAGATGTTCCAAAGAAGCCCAATGAAAAAGGGCATGGAAGGCGACTTTGAAACTGGAAACATTCGTTATAAAGTGAGAGAAAGATATTCTTTTGGTTTCACTGACTGGCGTGGTGTTTTTGGTACAGAAGGTGCAGCATAAGAACCTCGCACTTGGAGAGGGGCTAGTCTCCTCTCCTTTTACTATTAACCTTGACTGCGAAAGCAGACACTAGCCAAGACAAGGAGAATACACATGGCTAATACAACATTTACAGGTCCAGTTATATCTAACAATGGATTTCAAGTTGCCCCAGTCTCCTTTTACTATTAACCTTGACTGCGAAAGCAGACACTAGCCAAGACAAGGAGAATACACATGGCTAATACAACATTTACAGGTCCAGTTATATCTAACAATGGATTTCAAGTTGCCCCAGTTGAGCTTGCTGATGGTGACATTACAATTACTAAATTAACACATGGTGGTAGAATAAACTTTGTTCCAGATGGTGGGCAAGACAACACCTATACACTTCCAGCACCAGAAGCTGGTGTTTCTTATAGATTTGTGTATGGTGGAGCTGCTGCGGATGCAACAGACGCTATATTCGTAACACCTGGCAATGCAAACTTTTATATTGGTGGTGTAACTTTCTTAGATACTGACAATGAAATTAGTGCAGTATTTGCAGATGGAAACTCTAACAGTAGCTTGCAAATAAATGTGCCAGCAGGATTTGATGTAACATTTATAGGCGTTGATAGCACAAATTATAGAGTTATGGGTTCTGTTACTTCTGCGACTGCCCCAGCGTTTGCTGACCAATAATTAGGGGGTATAAATGGCTGATATAACAACCACTACTACTATTGAACAGAATACTAAAGAAGCTATTATTTCTTTTCAATATCAGTATGTAGATACTGGAAACGAATCAGCAGTCCTTAAAATAGACGTCTCATCCCTAACACCAAACGCCAATGGCGAAGCGTGTACTGGGGTGAGAATTTTAGAGTGCTGGTGGGTGCTACATGGCTTAACAGTAGAAGTCTTAGCAGACGCCTCTACTGATATTATTATGTTGCATCTTGCAGAAGACCAACAAGGATATCAAAACTTTGAAAAATTTGGTGGGTTACCTTCTACTAAGTCTTTTGGCACTAGCCCAACTGGTGATATAAAATTTACTACTACTGGTGCTGGGGCAGTAGGAGACGCTTACCAAGTGGTTCTTAGAGTGTCTAAAGATTATTAAGGAGAATAAATATGGCTCAAGTATCTTCAATTAGTAGGGTTGGAACTACTGAGCCATTTTATCTTCAAGTAGCTCGTAATCAAATATCATTTCACAAATCTAATTTTAAATTTGGTTTTAATGCTGATGTAGATGATTCTTTGGAGACAGTATGGGCACAAGGTGGATTATATTCCTATCTAGCTTCTGCTTCTGTACTTAAAGTCTCTAGCTCATCAACTGCAGATACTTCAGCAGGAACTGGTGCTCGAACTGTAGAACTTTTTGGCTTAGACACAAACTATGATGAAATAAACGAAACAGTTACTTTAAATGGTCAGACTACAGTAAATACAACTAATGAATTTTTAAGAATTAATAGAATGGTCATTAGGTCTGCAGGAACTGGTGGACAGAATGCTGGCGTTATATATGCAGGAACTGGTACAGTCACAACAGGAGTACCAGCAAACAAGTACGCTACTATAGCTATAGGCGACAATCAGACTGTAATGGCTTTATGGACAGTTCCAAGAGGTTATACGGCATATCTATTACAGACAGATATAACTGTAGCCACTACACAAAATAATAAATATTGTACTGTTCACTTGGTGGCAAGACCAAATGGAGAAGTGTTTCAAATTAAAGATAAATTCGTAAAGTCAGAAAGCTCAGTACATCAAACATACACTATACCCTTAAAGTTTGAGGAGAAAACAGATATTGAAGTTAGAGCCATAGGCGATAGTTCAGGAGCAGACATAGCTATATCTGCTGGTTTAGATATTATATATATACAAAATGATGGAGCTTAAGTATGGCAACAAGTGGTACAGTTGCATTTAGACCAGATGTAGAAGAAATAATTACTGAGGCTTTTGAGCGTTGTGGTATTGATGTGCAGACAAGAACTGGTGACCACGCTATATCTGCAAGAAGAAGCATTAACTTATTGTTTTCTGAGTTTGCTAATAGAGGCATAAACTATTGGACTTTGTCACAAAACACGTTGCCATTAGTTAATGGTACTACGAGTTATACACTTCCAGTGGGAACTATAGATATATTAGACGCAGTTATAAGAGATAGCTCAAGTAACACAGATCAAATTATTAATAGAATTACAATACAAGATTATAATCAATTGCCAAACAAAGATACTGCAGGAAAACCAAGTCAGTATATGATAGATAGGCAATATACGCCAGTAATTTATTTTTGGTCAGTTCCTAATACATCTACATATTCTTTAGTTTATTGGGCTATGAACCAATTAGAAGATGTTACTTTATCTAATCAAGATGCAGATGTGCCATATAGATGGAGTGACACTATATGTGCTGGGTTAGCTTCTAAATTGGCTATGAAATATGCACCTGAGAAATTTCAGTTATTAAATGAGATGTATGAAAGGTCTTTTAACTTTGCGGCATCTAGTGATAATGATGGCGTAAGCTTGAGGGTTCAGCCAACTGCGTTGAATATGACATAATGGCGAAATTAGCTAGTGGCAAAAAATCTGTAGCGATAAGCGATAGAAGTGGTTTTAAGATTAAATATACTGATCTTAAGACAACTTGGGATGGCTTGCGTGTTGAGCCTAGCGAATGGGAACCGAAACACCCACAATTAACGCCAGCCAAAAATGTTGTAGATGCTACTGCTTTATTTCAACCACGACC